AAAAGAATTGTAGATTTCCTTCTCTAGTAGCAAGGAAGAACTCTTGCATGACGCTCATTGTGATTCGAGCCATCTCTGCTTTGGCTGAGTTTTCGATTGGGCTATCTATTAGAGTTTTATTGAATTTGAATTTTTGCAAGATTCTTGCAAAGGGTTCAAGTTCGTTTTTAATATTAGGTATATTCTCAATTACTTCTGGATGTGCGTCTTTTAATTGCACTTCTTGTCTTGGTGCTATGTTGTAGCGTCTATCTTTCTCTTCGATGTTAACGGCATCTTGTCTGTTAGTAAGAAAGATATAGTTTGTGTAGCTTTTAACTTCTTCAACATTCGCTCTCATTGCGCGTATGTTGATCATAGGCTCAGTGATATTGCTTTTTAGTTTGTCTGCAACTTTGATTGTTGCTGCATTAGCAGATGCCATATGGAATTCATCTACTACTAAGAACAACGCTTTTTTCATGTAAAGGTTATATTGCTCTTCGATATTCTGGAGCGTTTTCATGGGTACATATTCTGTACCGAATAATGGCCTTAACACTTTGTCGTAGAAGACTCCCTTACCAGTGCCTGGGACACCTTGGAATACCCATGATGTGCCTGATTTCTCTCTTGTCTGGAATATGTATGCCAGCCAATTGATAAAGCGCTCCATTTCTAGGTCATGCCCGCCGATCATGTGTTTTGTTAATTTATAGATCGTAGGACAGGCGTTTTCAATTTGTTTCGAATCTCCTACCCCTAGTGGGGCGGGTTCGTTGTCTCCGTAGATAAGTTTCATGAACCTAGTTCTTTTAAACATGTTGATGTAATAGGGCACGTTTATTAGATCTACGTTTTCGTTGCCTGATACTGGGTCAAAGACCACGGTAGCTTCAGGTACGAAGTCAGGCTTAGTACGCCCATGACTTCGCATGAAGCCATCCATGTCACCAACCGCGCACGGTACGAGCGGGTTGTTGGTTGTAAACTCATATATGTTTGGGTCAAACACACCGTTGTAGTAAGTCGCTGTCTTGAAGTCGCGCATTACAACAGGGAACACGGTGCGCGCTCCCTCTTCGCCTTCTTCTTCTCGCATATCTTGTAGGGCATTGAAAAAGTCTGGGTCGGCTTTCTCAATAAGCCAGATTGGCTCGCCTTTAAAGTTATACATATAACTAGGGTCGTTGGTGTTGTAGTAGTACGCGCCTGAGTCGCCTCCATTCACGTTGCATGTGATGAATGGGTCGTACTGGTGCGATAGTATTGAGATAGACATCCTGTCTGGGTTGTCGAGAATCTCTTCTCGTTTCTGAGCGACAGTAGCGTAGGAGATCTTTTCTGTTTTTCGATTGAAACCATTCTCAGTTCGTATGCGATTTTTATGTGCAGTAGTGCGTTGGAATACACCTTCTGGGCTGATGTTGCATATTGCTGCTAGGTCAAGCGTCTCTGTGATTCCCGAAACGCTCACGATCCGCTCGGCAGCAGTGCTGAACGGATCGTGGGTCGGATCTTCATACATAGGAGGCGCTACGAAGATTAGTTTTGAGTTATCTGCAACGCTAATGTCTAGCTTGTATTTTAAGGTGCTGCCGTTTGCAGATAGGTCTAGTTGGTTTGTGAAAAGCTCTGATTCGTAATTACAATTTTGTAGCCAGAGCTTTACGCTCGCTACTGGCATTGCCACTTTTAAAAGAATAAAGATATGTAACGATATCTTGTCGCCTTTCATACCAAGGCTTGCTGATGCTTGAGCAATGAAGCTGCTGTCTTGGACTTCTGCAGGTAATTCTCTAAGTACTGTTTTTGCTAAGTTAATAACATCTTGGCTAGTGAAAGTTTTCGGTGCTAGGTAATTTGGTAGCGTGAGCGCATCGACATCTAGTACGAGGAGGTTCGTTAGTTCTAGTTTGTTTGTCTTACCAGCCCTGGATACATTCTCTATGTGTCGTTTTAAGTTACCTTTCATCATGCAATGGCCTTTGTCCCCGTGATCTCGGATAAGGTCTTCAAGCATGGCTAAACCAGTAGCATCTGCAGGTATTTGATGTTCGTGAGATGTAACGTTTTTTACATGTGGGTAGGGTATTGACCCTCGGATGTTATGTTTTTTTGTGAGTCTAACTCCGTTTTCTGACTCTAAAAATGTTACTTGCATAGCTACTCCTTAGACGGGCCAAATATATTAGCAGATTAATATACAATTGCTAAGACTATTTGTTAAAGGTAGCGTCTTGGTCGAAGATTTCTTCGCGATCAATGCTGATCTTGTTGTCTGCTTCAAAGGTTAATCGCACTTGATTGCGATCTACTTTAGAAACTTTTACAGTTGCCAAAACACCGTTCTCGTCGTGTATAACGACGGATTCTTCTATTTTTCTACTTAGAACTAGTCTTGACATAAATCATTTACTGTAACGAGTGTCGTACCCGCCTTCAGCATCCAATGGTAAATCGGGTGCCCAACTGGGTGGTTGGCACATATGTTCTATTAACTTTGCCATTGTAGCATCTGGATTATTAGCTGCACCAATAATTACGATCTCGTCGTGAACGGTTAAAACGATATCGACATCGAGTTCAGTATCATTTTGAATGCGAAGCATGGCGTCTGATATAACTATTCGTGATAAGGCTTGAACGACATTTTCGGTAATGCGTCCACCCCAGGTAGTTTCTATCTTGTTAGAGTCATAGGTGAGTTGTTTGTCTTCGAATCTAAGGTTGTTGTAGTGCAGGGAGAGTTTGTTTGGCAGTTCTATTTTGGTGTTGTCAAAGAACAGGCCATGCCAATGCTCGTCGTAGGTAGGGTTTAAGGTGCTAGCTAGTTTCACTTCTAGCTTTTTCCAAAGCATGGGTACACCAGAATAAGTTGTACGGTATGTGTTAACTACGTCATAGGCTTCTTCGGTAGTGAACTTCATGGGTGGCCCCATCGCTCCAGCTTCCAAGGTCGTCTGGAACTTTTGAGCACCCATTCCGTAGCCAAGTCCAAGAACAGCGGTTTTTCCGACGAAGCGTTCTAGTGGGTCGTCATGCTTGTTGATAGTTCTGCCGTAGATTTTTGTAGCTAAGTTACTGTAGATGTCGTCGCCATTGCGGAATTGCTGCAGTAAGTCTTCTTCGTCAGCTAACCATGCAAGCATTCTAGCTTCGATGTTACTGAGGTCAGCAACGTAAACGTATTTGCCTTCGGGGGCGCATAGCGCTTTTCGTAGCGCTGATCCACGAGGCAGGTTCTGCATATTGATCTTTTCGATACCTGTCCAGCGTCCGGTATGAGCGCCGTAATATCTGAGGGGTACGGGCATAGTGCCGTCTGGGTGGATCGCATCGATGAATCGTTGCGCTCTTGTCTCATTGATTCGACTCTTAACAGCTTTTCTAGCCTTCCATATGTCCTCGAATTGCGGGTACATAGTTTGCAGCTGAGTAAACGCTTTGTCGTTTTTGCCTAGAGCAGGGATGTCCTTGCCAGTCGTAGGGCTTTTCTTGACCGGCGGTACAATACCCATCTGCTCGTGCAGATAAGCTGAGAACTGTTGATTGGAGCTGAGTATCTTGCGGTCGATACCGGCAGCTTCGATAGTTGCTTCGCTAGTAGCCTGTTCTTCAGCAAGAAACGTGGTGAGTGCTTCGCGATCCGCGACTAACTTTGGTTGGCAGAACATTCGACATGTCATATCGATGAGGTCTAACTCAGATACGGGCATGTCCCATACCATTTTGTGATACAGCTCGGAGGTAAGATCAACGTCTTGAATGCAGTAGCCCGCTATTGCTTGCTCAAGCTCTGGGTCAAGATCGTAGATACCTTTGGCATCTGCCAGCTCCTCACCTTTCCGCATGTTTTCATCGTTGGGGAAGAAGCGAATCGCGCAATCTTTTAGGCGTGCTGATTTGCTCGGGTGCAAAGCTCGTGACATAGCAGCTGTGTCTGTGTAATACATTGGCGTGAGGTTGAAGATTCGGTTGAGGATGTAGCCGTCGAAGTGTGTGTTGTGGCAGACGAGGGTCGCGATTTCCCAATCAATATCGTGGAGCGCGGTTTCTGCTTCGTCTTCGCCAAACCATTCAGTCTCTTCGTCATTGATCTTGATGCCTACGCCCCAGACTTTGAAGTCAGGGTGTCGGACATAGTCCATTGTGCTCATCTTTGTGAGGCTTAGATCCTTGCTAAAGTATGTTTCAAAGTCGAGAGTTACGAGCATTTAGAACATTTCCTGTTGAGTGGGAGTCTGTTGGAAAGCATAAATCTCTGCTTCATCTTTGCGAAAGTCTTTAATAAGGTCTGCGTGGACGAGGGGGAATTGGTTACGAACCCACGTTCGGACATACGTGTCGAACTCGGGATGCATTTCGTCGTTTTGCAGCTCGGGTAGTGTGTTGAAAAATTCTTTTAGGTCCATACGTCCTCCTGACGTTATTTCGGATAAAAGTTACTTCCTATAATGAGTAAATCTGTTGTGTTGGTAATGCAGATTGTTTTAACTTCGAATCGTTTCTCAATGTTAGTTTTGTCTGCAGAACACAGCGCTTGCTGTTCTGGCTGGTTGTAGGTGAGCAAGGTGTACCAAACACCAACGGTGATGACGTAGAGCGTGGTGGTCACTTGACTACAGTTGGGTTAGCTAGCTCTGCTTCGATTAGTTTGTCGAGGAAGGCTTTAGCCTTACGCAGGTCTTCTAGTGGTTTTTTCTTATGAGGCCAGCGATCCATATATTTCTTGATGGTCCCATCGAAATACAATTTACCGCCATCAGGATGACTACTTGCTATGTAATCCCAAGTTTCGATTTCACCTCTGGTGTAATGATCGGGGTGGTCGATAGGATCTGATGGGCGCATGTCGTAAGGATCGATGTAACGTGCGTCAGCTTCGTCCCATTCGCGGGGTGTAACTTCGTTGATTTTTGTGGGCTTCATGCTCTTCCTATATCGTCTTCGATAACTTCAGAATAGTAGCAGGGCTAATATTGGTACTCAAGCGAAAGATGTTCGCGTGCTATTTTAATTGGCTCCTTCCAAAGTAATAGCCAAAGCTTCTTTTTTAGCACGCTCGACAGTGACTTCGTCGAACTTAGCTGCGAAGTCATGGAGCATAGGAGTTACTCGTTCCATTTGCTCATCAGTTTTAGCTGTGAGGCTCAACGCTAATGCTTGAACCAGGGCTTCATAGTCATTGTTGATAACGTCTTTAAACATTACGCTTGCCTTTTTCTGTAAGCGTATAGTTCGTGTATTTTTCGCTGATAAGCGTCACGAAAACGTGTGATAACGTCACCATCCTCCCAGGT